TCTGCTGCTGCTTGCGCGGCTGCTGCTTGCGCGGCGATAAGAGCTGCCGCTTCTGCTTCAAGACGTGCTACCTCCGCAAGTCTGGCAACCTCTGCTAACCGTGCTATCTCTGCTAGCCGTGCTACTTCTGCAGTAGCGGCTGCAATTGCAGCTTCAGCTGCTGCTTGTTCTGCAGCAATTTCTTCTGCAGTTTTTCCAATTTTAAGTGTTACAACATTTGATATTTCAGAGTAAAGGGCTAAGGTGTCATTGTCTGACCTGATGTGAAATGACCATACCGTACCGCTTGGCCTTAATGACTCAAGTAATGAGTGGTCAATTGTTATTGTTGTGTCTAAAGAATTAGGGCCACCAACATTCCCAGTAGCAATTCCCCACCCATTGCACCCAGAACAATTAAAACTTATTGCGTATCTTTCTGGTTGAGTGTTACCAGTGTCTGGAGCATCCCAATCTAAGACTGTTGCAGTTGCCCCATCAACTACGGTTAAATTTCTTGGGGCACCTATTGTTTTTACTACTGGTGCTGCTTGTGAAGTAAAAGCTTCTGCTGGAATAACTTGCATTGACCCAGATTGGTCCCATAACAATTGAACCCAGGCACCGCCACCATTTTCGTAGTACATTAACTCTATGGTCTTTGGGACTCCCGCTGTAAATGCTACTGGTGCGCTTGTTGTTCCTCCGCCACCTTTATCAACCCAATCGTTTGTTATATTTATGCCATCAACGTAGAGCTTAGTTCCATCATCTGCTGTTGCTAAAAATGATATGTCTTGAGTTGTGTTACTACGAATAGACCCAGTAAATCTTACGATAACGTCTTCGGAAGGGCCCCCTAGTACACTGCCACTACCCCATTGAAAGTCAATGTTGGGTACAGTTGTCGTTACTGTTGCAGTATTTCCTTGGGGTATGTAAGGAGAACCATTCTGACCGAGTACATTATGTACTTGAGCAGTCAATCCTTCTGCTGCACGAGCTTCTGTAGGTATAACAAAAAGCCAACCTAAAGATAATGCAGAAACTAAAAATAAACGAAGTAGTTTCAAGTGTTCCCCTCGGAATACTCATTGCCCTCAAATAACTAATTAAAGCAGAAGTTACATTGGTTTTCTTAGCTTATTAATAATTTGTTTTGAACCGACATCACCTGAAGCGTTAACAGACTCTCCTTGAACACCGCGTCCTCTACTTGCCCAAGTAAATATTGAGGCACGTGTTTCAGACTTAAACTTTGACGTTGTAGAAACAAATCTTTGTTCAACACCTTTTCGGTTGTTAACTTTAAGAGGTCGCCTGTTTAACTGTGGCTCCATCAGTAACTACCGCCATCTCCGTAACTGCCAGCAGATGTTCCGCCCATTCCACTGTTGTCGCTTGCTGAAGCTCCTGAAGAAGGCTCTAAGTTACCTGGGGTATTAGTTCCTGAAGATTGTGTTTGTAACACATTTCCAGCCATAAGTGAGCCAGTCATATATGGATAGGAACCCCACCAGTAACCATTGCCAACAAATCCTCGTTCTCCTACAGGACGAGCAAAGCGTTGACGCTGTTGATCTTCTGCGGTTTCAATTGCTCCGTCAAACTGACGACTTATGTTTCTATTACTCATGATGTTTTATCCAAGTTCTCTTTGTTGTAAGCACCTACATCTTGCTTTACTGCGCCGTACATTCCAAGCCCATAAAACTGTTGCCCAGACAGTGGTTGCCATAACCTGTAGTAGTCAACCATTGTCATTGGGTTATCTGTCTGCATAGATAAATAACCCTTCTGGGTCATGAACTTGAACTGATTGCTGAACTAGCGTGTAACCAGTCTCACGTGCGTGGTGACCACAAAAGTAAAGTTCTCCAGTTAACAAAGTTGCACGGACCATAGCTCGTGCAGCACATCTGTCACAGCGGTCTAACGCTGTTAACTCTCGTTGTGCGTGAGCGGTGTTAGATAACATGAGTTTAGTTTACCCCTTTCCTAGAATAAGTACGGGCATAATACGAAGATGGAGTCCAAAGAGTTCTTGGAACGTTATACTTGTGCTCTGTGTAGTAAACGATACGTAGTACCTGATTTAGCACGTATGTGCGAGAAAAAACACTTGGAGAACTCTGATGCCTAAATACGAATACGCCTGTATCCAGTGCGATTTAGACTACGAAAAAGAGCGTAGCATCCATGATGCAGAACCTGAATACATCTGCAGCAAGTGTGGCTACGCTCTTCAACGTGTCTTTAACTCTTTTGGCCTTCAATTCAAAGGCTCAGGGTTTTATAAAACTGGTGGTTAGTTAGAGTTCTCTTCTTTGGTCACAAGTCCACCAAACTTAGTTGCTTTGTCTGCTGCTTGACGTTCTTCAACTTCAACATCTGCAACAGTTTTAGCGCCTTTATCAACAGTTGAAAATGCAGCGTTGATTTCATCAAGGCTAAGCTTTCCATCGTCCATAAATGCACGAGCTAACTTCTCAACAACTGCGGCGACCGCAGTCAGACCAGCAACTAGTACTGCTTGTGCTACTGGAATACCTGCAACGGCACCAGCTCCAATTACTGCAAGACCGCTTGCTGCAAACACCGCAACAATACGCATCAATACATTCTTCAAGGTTGACATTAGATTCCTCATCCGTTTTTCTCCTCTGTGCCGTAGTTTATCTTAGTGACGGTATCGCTGTACTCTTCTAGTGCTTCTAGACATATTTTTTGCTCAGACATTAAGAAATCCTCAATCTCAGTACGACGAAGAGTAATCTGCGCCTCTGTTTGAGAAACTACCTCTTCAGAAAGTTCATCACGGTGCTCGGTATACTGCTCAACCATGTAGGTCAATACAGACTGCATAGTTGCTGCTTTTAATTGGGATTCTTCCCAACGCTTTTTAATTTCGTTTATTTTCTTCTCTTTAATAAAAGCATCTGCCTCTAGCTGTTTTTCAGCCCGCTTTAGTTGAGACTTTGATTGGTAGTGTGTTTGGTCCATGCCCTCACACTACCAGACTACTTGTATTGCTCAACAATTTGGATTGGGCCAGAAGTGTTGACATCTAGCTTTGCTGCAATCTCAATTGCCTTCTCTGGCTTGGCTCCTGCGTAAATAGCTCCAACCGCGTAGTCAGAACCAGAACCAACGCCATAAATGCCATCTGCAGAACGGCAAACGGATAAATCATCGGCAATATCAAATATTTCTCCAGAAACAGCCATAAGGAAGTTAAACCGACCTTCCCCTGCTTTGCCGCCTTCTTTACCTTCATTGAAGTCGTAGCCATTATCAGTAAGGCATTTACGAAGAGAAGGCAGAGCTTTAGTAATCATAAAGTGATAAATGTCTTCAGAGTCTTTCAAACTTAGTTTTGGTGGGTTCCACATATGTTGCACAACATCGCAAGGTTGAACTTCGCCACTTCCTGCAATTAAGAACGCTCCACGTTTTGCTATCTTCTTCATATCGGGATGGTTGTAACGACGACCACCATCACCAGTCACCTGATTATCTGCAGCCATAACACATTTGTCTTTGTATTGAACAGCAACGATAGTTGTCATACTTACCCCCAGATAGAAGAACCCCCCTAGATTACCATCCAGGGGGGCCTTTTGGGGAATGTCCGATTAGAGTAGTTTGACCAGTTCAGCCCAAGTCTTCGGTCCAACCACGCCATTTGAGTCAATTAGGTCGTGATTGTCTTGGAAAGCAATGACAGCCTTCTTTGTAGCCGCACCGTATACGCCGTCTGCACGCAGTCCTAGGGCCTCTTGTACGGTCTTGACACCGTCACCCTTATCCCCTGGCTTAATGGTTCCTGGGAACGCTGGAGCCTCTGCTGCGGGTACCTCAGCTTGGACCTCGTTACCCTTGTAGTTAGGGCGGCCCCAACCTACGATAGAGACTAGAACCTTCTTCTTGTTTGGCTTGTACGCACGAACCTGCTCGCATACTTCGCCACCATTGCGTTGGTCACCCTTCTTCTTGCCAGAGGTGTTTCCTTCAATAGTTGCTACAACGCCATCGGCAATAATGCCTGTGCAAATACCTACGTGAGAAATGCGGTTGACGCCGTCTCCTGGGAAATCAAAGTACAGGATATCTCCTGGCTGTGGTGTCTGACCGCAATCTGCTTCAAACCAAGTTCCCATCTTTTGAAATGCCGCTGCACCTGCAACTGTAGAGACAGTGTTAGGAATCTTAACCTTTGCTTCGTGAGCTACCCACATACAGAAACTTCCGCACCATGGAAGGAAGTTAGCCTTTGTGAAAGCGCCATACTTTGTTTGGTTGTCCTTTGGACCTTCAATAGTTCCAACTTCTTTGCGAGCAATGTCAATCATTGCTTGAGCTGTTCCTAATGCTGCCATTATCTTTTACGCAACTTTCCAATTACGTGCTTAACAGCTCCAGCAAGGGTGTCATTTGGCAACTTTGTCTTTGTCCGAGTCTTTTTACTTGAAGTTACTGCAGGTGCGGCTTTACTTGCTGGAGCACTAGGCTCTGAATCCCACAATGACTTTGCTGGCTGTGCGGCACGTGCATCATTTGCAGCCTTGGTTCGTCCTGCAGGTGTTTTCATAAACGCTTCGTGTTCTCGCTTTACATAGTGGTGTTTGCGAGCATCGTACCCAACGCTCTCTGCATTAAGCATACTATGTCCACCAGGCACCCCTTTAGGATGCCGTTCTTTTAGTATGTTTAGTCCGTGACGAATGTCTGTGCGAACATCATTTACAGTGCGATGTCCTCCATGGTTATTTGTTAAACGATTGTCATGCATTGTTCCTTGATGATGTAAGCCAGTGGTACTCCCCGTACTTATTGCGTGGCCTTTTAAGTAATCATTTTCACGCGCTTGGTATCGTGGGTCTTGATAGTCTTTGTTAACGTCGCTAATACCGTTCTTCATATCTGCAGCATCGTAACCAACTTTTCTTCCAGTGTGGTCATACGCGCCACCTACTTTAAATCTACCGTTTTCATCGTATGTCATTATTTTTTCTTCTTTCTATGTTGGTTACCTTTTGCGATGTTCTTAGAAGCATCCATTACCTGGAGGTTCTTCTTTCCTTCGTTGTGCTTGTTGTTGTCTTTGTGGTCAACGTGCTTGCTCTTAGGAAGCTTCTTGCCTAATTCTTTTTCTTTCTCATAACGAGCTGCGTTAGTAGATTTAAACTTCTTGGTCACTGTGTTGTAGATAGTCATTTTCTTGCGACCACCCTTGGACTTGTCTTCGTAAGGCCCATAAACTTTAACGGTCATTGGTCTACCTTCCAGGCACAGATGCACTTGCAAGTGTCTACTTTGCAGACACCCATATCCATCTCGTGGTCACACTTAACGCAAGTCATTGTCATAGTGTATGGTGTCTGCTATGCCGTTTAAGGATAAAGTCCAGCAAAGAGAAGCCTCGCGCAGGCATTACTTTAAGAACGCACCTGCCATCAAAGAAAAAACGGCGGAGAATAATCGCCTCATAAGACGACGTAATAAGGCGTACATTGATGGCGTTAAGGGCACGAATCCTTGCGCCGATTGTGGTGTCTCGTATCCACCTTACGTAATGCAGTTTGACCACATCGTTGATGGCAAACGAGGCAACGTGGCTGATATGGCACGCTCTGGGTTCTCCATTGAGAACCTTCAGGCTGAGATAGACAAGTGCGAGCTCGTGTGCGCAAACTGTCACGCTGAAAGAACGCACGGATACAAAGACGAGTTAGAAGAAGACTTTCCTAACGAGGCTTAAACGCCGAGGACGCTTTTTTCTCAGCGACCGCTTTTTAACTCATCTACTAAGGAAGCCCAAGTAGTCAGGTGCTTCTTATCAACCTTATAGAAGGTCTCGGTAATCTTGCGATACGGGTCTTGCGTTGTGTGCTTGAACCAATGTTCCTTGGTATTAGAGTGAACAACCAACATATTGCCTGACTTCTGACTCACCATCACGTATGCGTAGGGCTTGACCTCTTTAGCTTCGTAACCAGAGTAGGTATCTACATAAAGATTAGATTGCCAGAATACAGATGGGTCCTCTGAGAAGCCTAAGTTACGGGACTTAACCTCTAGGACTAAACCGTTATCTAGAATGATGTCTTTCTCTTCTTTTGTTAGGCGCCTGATATCAGCGTCCGAGGTGACAAGTTCTAACTCAGGGACGGTACAGCCGATACCTTCTGCACGAAGTCGTTGTGCAACTAGTTCATTGAAGGTATGGCCTTCCGTCATGGCTGCGTGGTAATCAAACTCTACGAGGCCCACAACTCTTCCTCCAGACGTAACGCTGCTTCAACGGTAGCAGGGTCTGGCTTTGGCTTCTTCAACTTGTTGACTTGGTTGTGGTGCCACTCTTCTTCTTTATACTTCTTGAACTGTTCTTTTCGCTTCTCGTGCAGCTTCGTATATTCTTTGGCGTACTTGTCATCCATTTTATTCCTCATCCCTTCTCCAGTGGATAAATGACTTTACATAAACTGCGGCATAGGCAATGGCGGAAAAGATAAAGCCATATTGCTTTGTTATCAAGGCGTAGGTAATCCAAAGCACCTCATTGGCGCAAAGGATTAACCAACCCCAGATTGTCTTGCGGCCTACGAAGTAGATACCTGCTACTCCGATTACCGCCAATACCCATGACCACATTACTTGAAGTCCTTCTTAGTCCAGACCTCAACGTAGAAATACCAGTGGAGTAATTCAAGGCAGATACTCTTATCGTAATGACAGTAAAAGAGACCGAAGCCCCAACTATCCCACTTACCCCACCCAAACTTAAGCTTCATTAAGCAATTGCTCCATTTGCCTTTAACTTGTCATAGATATTTGACATCATAAAACCAAGGCTTGGTTGTGATTGCTCAATCTGAGACTTTAGTGCTGCTTCATCTAATCCAGCTTGTATGCCTAACGCTAAGTTATCTGCATTAATGCTTTCCATCATTATGTCTATTGCTTCTTCTTTTGTCATTTTTTGTCCCATATCTCTCAGATTACTTTACCTTGTTACCAAACTTTGCCCAGACTCTTTCATGTAGAAAATAGCCTAGTGCTTCCCAACCAATATACATCAGAGCACCAAGGCTTGCGTACTCCCACTCACCAGTGAATAGATAAATTACTCCAGCAACACCTACGAGGTGAAAGGTTTCCCAACTTGCTGTCTTTAGTAGTGTTCTCTTAGTTGACTCCATTATTGCTCTCCTTTGTATGCCATATTTTTATATGTTCTGCGGCTTGGTCTTCCCGGTACGTTGCATCGCAAAGTACACAGTTTTTCCATATCTTTACTACTTGCACCTTTTATTCCTTTTCTAAGTAAGTATACTGAGTTTATGGGAAGAAATCACTTTTCACAACAAGGCGGACCATACTTCATCAACGATGGTTTCTCCAAACATGTCCCTCACCATGCCCATGAAGAGGTCAAATCATCAAACCGTATCTATGGTTTGTTAGCTGCTCTAGCTATTTTAGGACCTGTAGCTTTAACTTTATTCATGGTGGCTAACCTTTAATCCTTTTCTCGGTAATGGCGAAGTATCTCAACGTCGTATTTAGCGTTGGCTTTAGCTTCATTAATCATGTCGTCAACAATGGATTTACGGATTGCGGTGTAAATCTCTTCGGGGAAGTCTACATCAACTAACTTCGTCCAGGGCTTGCGTAAGGTGTACTTTCCAAGTTTCATACCCTGGAGCCTACTACTTTTTTTCCTCTACTGTGTGACCGAAATCTTCTGGGCAAAACCAGCTCACACTTGTGACGGGGCCGTACTTATATTGATTTTTACGTTTTCCACCCTCTTTAAGGGGAGCGGTACGAACAGTGGTTCTTGTACGGTTCTCAACTGGCGACATAGGTCCTGCACCGCAAGAAGCACACATGCGGTTCTGACCCTTTAGGAACTCTTCGCCTTTACTCATTCTTTAATCTCTTCCATAGTGTTTGGGTGGTGCTTGCTTAGGACAACCGCTTCACGGAAATGATAGGAGATGCCCTTAAGACCCCACTTGACCTCTTGGTCGTGACGCTTAGCGCCAACGGGCTGTACTTTGTAGATATGACCTGATGGACCAGTCTCAGGAGTATCTTCTGGGCCATGGGCATAGATACGAGCAGTCATCAAGTGATACGGCGTTACGTAGACACGGTCATGGCGGTAGATAGGGTTTTGTGGACGAGGGTTCTCCACGCCACGAGCTGCAGGAGACTTGATTACATCTCCAGGCTTTAAGTTAGCTGTGGTGCCATGATAAAAGACGTTTGGGTCAAACTGCGTAGGAGAAAGATTATCTTGGGCGCTCAACTTTAACCTTCTTTACCTTCTTACGGTTGTACACCTTCTTTGAGGGTACGGCGCCTGCAGCGTTAGAGCGACGAAGCTCTTGAATACGCTGAACCTTGGATAAGTTGTCTTGAGCAGCCATCTGCTAATAGTAAGGCTACTGCCTTGTCGTTACTGGATAAAAAAATATTAGATAGGGGAGGTACGTTAGAGTTCTCCTGGCTCATCTGCCAGGCCTTTTCTATGCAAAGAATGTGCCCATGCGTCACCCTCTTCAGAGCGAGTATCAGAGTGGTTAGGATTTAATCCAGCGGCTTGAGCATACTTCCACATACCTGTGGCGATGCCTTTACCTTGGTGTTCAGGTGTTACGTGAACTTCGTTAACTACACCAATGTCTTTATTAAGGTCTAACCAACCCACTTGTTTCTTACCGATGTGTGCACTGACTTTATGCTCGTCTGGGGTGGCTGTATGACCGAATTGAACGTTTGATAAGTGGTCTGAGGCTGCCATATGGCTAGTTTAGGGCTACTGCCTCCTTCTGACACCCTCAACCATGCCTGAGCCCTGGGGGTTCCCTGCGGAAAACACGCTTAACTGTGGGGGGTGTTGCGCGATTACATTCACAACTTGTTTCTTAAAGAAGTATTTATTGTTCTATCTCCGCACAATTTCATTGTGATTACATTGTTTGATAGCAACTTTGATAGCGTGATGAAATAACTATTGGCTACTGCTTATTTTTATCGCAATCTTTGTGCGGATAACACCAGACTATCAACCAACTTTACAAGTTGTTATCAGGTACTTAATCACTTACTAAATACATTGTGTATCACTAACTATTTACATTGTTATTACAAGTTATGTATTCAATAGTTATGTAAATACATTCATTCATCACAACCATTGTTGTATCTATCTATTACTTATTCTCTTATGTATTTATTACTACTCATTCTTCTTTTGTATAAGGGGGCTACGCCCCCTTCAACCCCCACTCATTCGCAATAGTTATTAGCACTTGTAATCTGCTAACAATTAGTTAAAGAAACAACTAACAATAAATAATCTTCTTTTGTATTTATTATTTAACACTTCAGTAATTCACTGCGACTTACATACTAAATAACTATCTATAACTTCTTTTGTATTTGTTTCTTATTTAATTTATCTGTTACTACTTATGTTTAATCATTACTGAAAATAAATACATAAATAACTTTGCGTATCTTCTTTTGTTGCGCTGTGGCTCTTTGTTCAATCCTCGGACAGCAACCCCTATTCCGACACGAACTCGCGCCCAAATCACGCTCAATTTGGGCGGTACTTGCGTTCTTGACCCAATCCGTTATACGCTTGCGCCAGCAAGTTGCTCTCCCTCGCGGGACAGGCGGTTAGCGAAAAAACAAAAGTTAGTTTTGTTTTTTTATTTTGTACGCAACGAATTGTGTTCGTTATTTAGTAAAACAAAATAAATTACATAACTTCTTTTGGTTGTTCGCTAACGAAATTATTTATCTATCGTATGTGTATAAAAAACGCTAACGCATAACACAACACCGATTGGTGTGCGAACGATAAATCCTTGTAAATGTTTTAATTACATTCTGCTATTCACTAATTGTTATTAACAGTTAGTGAATAGCGGTGTGCGATTAACACTTGCGTATCGCACTAATAACAAATACACAACAACAACTAATAGAAACGGAATAACAAATGACAACAACAACAACTATCGCACCAGTAATCACCGACACTTCACTTATCACTCACACACCACGCAAAAACAAATTAACGATTACATACAACGATAAGTTTCGCGTGAATGTTACAACTATTCACGACAAGGAACGCAAGGTGTATCGCACTTATGTTTCTGTTGTTTCTTTTGAGAAGTTGGATAACAACTTTGTTATTGAGAAGTCAATCGGTTCTATCTTCGGTGACTTGTTCGCAAAAACAATTCGCACTACACCTGCCAATCGTTTCTCTCAATCTTCTTTTGACATTGAATGTGCGAACGCACGCAACGATTACAACTCACTTGTTAATCACTACGAAACAGTTATCACTCACCTACTAAACGGAACTGGAGTAATCACAAATTGAAACACTTAAATAAACGCGGTCACTTAGTTGTTGGTTTTATCTTCGGTGTATTTATTACAGTAGTTATTAACTTCTTTTACAACTATCACGCAGTTGTTGATACTGATAGTTGTGAATGGTCAATAGACGCTAGTGCGCTTATGTGCGACTTCTACTACGAAAGGAATAAATAAATGTCAGTACCTA